GCACCCGTAACGCTCTGGGTGCGCAGCATACCTAGGCTGGCCATCGTCGCACGGAAACGCAACATCAAGCGCCGCAATCGCGCCAGCCATGGCGTCGGCCGCACAAATGACATGTACCAAGTGAACCCAGTCGGTGGTCATTAGTAGACGCTCCATTTGGTGTTGAGATAATTTTGGACTAGTATCCGATTGGCATCGGAAAAATCGGATGAATAAAAGACTATTTCGAGAATATCTGCGCCGCCATATCGCGGCCTGGTGTAATTCCCTTCTATTGCATCGTAAAAAGTTGTCCCGCTCTGAGTACCGTTTCTGTTTTGCGCTATCTGAATTCCGTTAAAATATAGGACTGGCATTGATGACGACCACACGAGAGATTGAATTCTCACATTGGCTTGGGATCCATTAACTATGTCACTATATTCAAAATATCCAGCTCCGTTATTTATATAAAAAAGATTCGCATACGGACCTGTTGAATATGGAGCAAGAAAGTTTAAATTCGTGAGCCCCAACATCGGAGGATTTAGGCACTTATATACGAAAAAAATTGTGTGATTGGTATTCGATGCAAGAGTAGACGCTAGTTGGCTGAAATCATTCGTTCCATCATATCGTATTACTGGCTTACCGTTCTGTATATTTAGTTTCAGCGTCGGTCTTTTCGTCCCGTCACTCTGCGTGGCATGTCTCCCATTCCCCGACTTATCCGCCCAATAACCAACCGGATCACCATCCGCCGTTGCCGCCGTGGTGCCGTTGCTGTTCTGGTAAAGCGTCGAAGAATCAGAAGCATCCAGCCAAAGCTGGAGACCTGGAATTGACAATGGCAATCCTTTAGGCCGTCGCTTATATGACCTGCTAAGTCCAGCCATTAAAGAACTCCAGCGGCACTCGCCAGACGAGTCAGGGTAGCGGTCACAGCGCCCATAGTTTGAGCAACATCAGCATCCGTAGAAGCCAATTCCCAGACATTGGGGATATGGAAGTTTCGGCGCACATCGCCCAACACCCAACTTCCATCAGCCTTCTTGGCTCCGATCCTGAACCATGCTTCAGCCGACAACGGAGTTGAGATTCCATCGCCTGAAAACACAAGCGATTCGACCACCCACTTGTCATAAGTGACAGCAGGAATAGCGGGCTGAATAACAGGAGATGAGGCAGGAATATCAGACATTTTAGAAACCTCCTTACGCGATCCGCCAACCAGCGGCACCAGAACCGTTATCGGTCGAATCATAGACACATTCAGCGTAATCATTAGGTGCCAAGACAATGTCACTACCACTCGCGGCATACATTCGATTGGCTGCGGTTGATGATGTTGAATTGTGTTTCAATGTGAGATTTGCGGTTCCGACATTAAAGACTTTGATCATGCGCCCATCGACATGAGCGCCGCCTGATGGAGGGGCGATGCCGGTGATGTCCGATGCGGCGGTGCAGTTGAGCCTCTGGAATGCGGATCCGGTAAGTACATAATTGTTTTGGTTGGTGGTGATGGCGGATGTGGTAGACGAGGTGTAAGCAAGTGAACCGCCGCCGGTGGAACCATTACTGATTATAATTACGCCGACATTTCCATATAGAAGCGCGACATTACCACCAGCAGTTGGAAACTGAATGATTGGATTCACTATATTGAATTGAGCGTATGCGCTGGCATAAATATAATTCCCGGGTTTTAACGAAAATGCGCCGTATCCAAAATTAAATTCACCGTTACTGATTTTAACAAAGTATCCTATTGTATCGACCTGTATGCAGGCGTTTCCGTCATGGTGATTAACTCTAAAAAAACTATTTTGATCGACGCCTGCTGGCGGTCTAATTATTACCGACCCATTTCCACCAGTTGTCGCCTGAGCGCCGGGCGTCAAAATAATCGAACCACCCGCGCCGCTGGTCACCCCATCGGCGGCCTTAATCGTAACATCCGCACCCGCACCAGCCGAAGCACTGTTCGGCTGCTGAAGGCCAGCACGCACCACCGCCGCAACGGTCGCACTTCCACTCGGCCCGCCGGACGGAGTCGGCGGAAGCAGGTCGGTATTGACGACGGTGCGCGTGGTTAATTCGTCGATGCGTTTCGATGCCATGGCGATTCCCCGTTATTGCCAGATCAAATAATCAGCCGCCGTATCCCATACGAGATAGTCGGCAGCAGTAGACCACAAAAGGCCATCGGTTGGGCCAGAAGGGCCATCAATCGCAAGCCCGGCACCAGTCAGCGGGACCGACATTACACCGCCACCTCAATATAGGTCATATGACCAGCAACATTTACCGCACCGCCAAGGTTTAAATTCAAAGCCTCGCCCGGTGCCGTCTCAAAAAGTCCAATCATGTTACCCGGTGCCAATATCGAAATTGACGGTGCCGCGCCGCCATTTGCCGCTAAGCTCATTGCGCCTGAAAGATCAGTCGATGCCGATTGCCACTTGGCCGTGACTGCACCGGCAGCAAGAATCGTGTATGCCAGCACTCTGATTTTCTTGCCGGCAACGGCTGCGACAATCGTATTCGATCCACTTGAACTCACATCTATTTTTGCAAATTTCATCGCAACACCTCGCCATCACCTGGCCTAACATCAATGAATTGATAACGGAACGGAATACCCGCTATTGCAACTAATCGCGCAAACATGGATCGCATTGTTCGACGCAATCCAAGGCGACGATAAACGACCTCAAGATATGCGCCATAAAACACGGATCGACGCAAACCGACGCGTAGGGTTCCTGTCCGCATGACATCCTGCAGAGTCTTATTCTCAATTGCGATTCCGTTGACTAGTGCGCCTGTATCCCGTCGTGGATATTCACCCGGCCGGCTGCGTTGCGTCACCCGGACCCTTCCACGGGAATCACGAATAGCGCCAACCGGAACGCTCAATCGTTGCTGATGCTCCCGCACCAAAGCCAATGCCGCTCGTTGCAGCCCTTGGGCTTGTTCTTTTGTGAGACGCATACCATCAGGTGCCGCGCCGGCCATATTCGCCAGAGCTTGCGCCACGCCAATCGTGATCGCCACCCTTGCCATCAGACCGAAATCTCCTGATAGGTGAGATGCCCGCCGCAGGCATGAGAAGAATTCAATAAAAGACCCTCTCCAGAAAGCGTCTCAAATAACCCGAACATGCCCGCCGGCGTCTGATATCCACCAACGGCAACTAGGTTTCCATTTGCCGCTATATGCATTTGACCTGAAAGCTCTGTTCCACCAGATGATTTCCAGGTCAAAACAGCATTGTTTCCAGATGCCACGATATAGTCCAAAATTCGCAATTTTTTTCCAGCAATGCCAGGAATAACAACTTCATCCCCGGTGCCGTTAATTGCGATTTTGGCGTATTTCACGGGCGCATCCTTGAGACGCGCTGATATGGTCCGGCCAAACTTTGTTGCGCCGTTTGCAACTTTATCAACTGTTCCGTCAGCATGGACAAATATGATTCCCATGAAACGGATTGCCCATTGACCGAATATGTCGGCTTGGGGTCTGCGGTGATGTCCTTGATTTGCGCGGCAATCTGAGTGATAGCCGTCGCCAAATCGTCATTTGCCGCCATTGGCTAATTCCACCTTGGGTTCTCGCAAATAGTGCAGGAAAAACCGGGCGCGATATTGGTTCACGGCGTCAACCTTGTCGCGCGCCTCGACCAATAAAACCGGACAAAAGTGATACCAAACCTTATACACGGAAACAGCCGGCGGAGTCTCCACCGGCTGAGTCGTGGCTGCGGAACGAGCCATGATGTTTACCTCGATTTTGAAATCAGTTGGTGTTCCTGACGATGTGCCAAGGAGACCACACGGAAGGTATACCACGCTCGTTGGCGAAATATGTCGCCACGATTCCCTTATCTAGCATCTCATACTGGTTAGGCGCGGACTGAGCCACGCTCAACGGATAGTTCTGCATATAGCGGAAGGACTTGCCGGCTTCCATCATCCACCAATATTCGTCGGTGTTTGCCTGCGATAGGGCCAAGCCACCATCGGCCGCCGCGGTCGTACACATCTGTTCAAGCAACGGGCTTGAGAGAACTTCAAACTGTCCGTTATACGGATTGCTTGGGGTCACGGACACATTCAGCGTGCTGGCGTTCGCCTGAGTGCTTGCACCAGCGGTACGCCGTTCAGTAGCCGTTGCGCCAACGATAAGGTTGGCCGTCGCAACCTTGGCCGGGTTGACAAGGATCGTGTTCGGCACGATCAAGAGACGCTTGCCGGTGTATGGGTCTTGCATACGGGCAAACTTGAGAATGTCGGCCTGGAGTGATGTCCAGTCGGTTAGCGGATTGCTGAAGTCGTTAAAGTAGCCAATGGCATTCAACGACGACGAGTAGGTGTTATATGCCGTGCCGTTGTAGTTGAATGTGTTCGTTCCGCCGATGATGAGAGATATGATCTCCAGCTCACGACGATAACCGAGTTCTTCACCAACCGACGCGGCAACATTCAAAATGTCACCTGTCAGGTCGAAAAAGACCGTTTCCTTGTAGATGTCAACAGCGAGAGCGTTTTCCCTTGTTTCGGGAGTCAATACCCAACGCTCGTTGAACTGCGCCCTGGTGTGAGCCTCACCGGGCAAACGCTTGCGGCCACGATCACCGATACGATTCACGCCGATGATCTTCTGGCCATTCAATTTTGTCGGTTCAGCCGGCGCAAGTTTATCGCCGATGAAAGCCGGATTTTTGAACGCCTCGAGGATTTTCACTTCGACCAAACCACCAACCACGCTGGTGAATGTGTTGATGTTCAAAAATGCCGTAGGATCAACACCGATGCCAGCGGCTTCGGTCAGGGCTCGACGATCACCACCCGCCTCAACGAGAGAACGAGCGACGGTATAGCGGCCCAATTCCTTTGAGTCAGGGTTGAACAAACTGCGCCAGGTAGGCCCGACAATCGCCTCAGCCAGTTCGGCCAAGGAGAAGTTTTCGGGGCGCAAATGACGCTCACGAAGTTGACGATTTCCGGCGACATCGCGGTAGTCATTTCCTTCGGAATCGCAGAGACCAAGCCCGTGACGCATTTCGGTCAAGAACCGAAACCGCCCATTCGACTGCTTGGTTCGGCTCTCGTAAAGGTCGCGCATTCTGATGATATTCAAACCCATGACAAAAACCTCCTTTAGTTGTCTTTATTAGGCGGTAAGGATTCCATACCATGCGGCCCCGTCGCATACGACAAGCGCCCGCTTGTTCTGAGCAACTGTAACGATTGCGCTACCTCCATCGTTCTTTACCGTGTAAGAGTAAGCGCCAGCGCTATTGTTGATAATCCAGAATTGCAAGCCCTTACTAATACCGACCGCAGGCAGAATAACATCCTGCGCTGAGGTAGGAATGCCCTTCTGAATCGTGGCGCTGGCCGCGGTCAGCGTGGTGGTCGCGGCGGCAGCAAGGGTACCAGGACCAACGGCTTGAGCATCGCCCAAGGCTCGGAGATTGGGGTTAGCGAACGAAGTCTGGTTCTTGCCCAGCAAACGCACGCGCACCGAAGTCGTTGCGCTGGAGTACTTTTGAACCACATAGCCGATAGCGAGGTTGCTGTTACTGACGGCGACAACTGACTGATCCGAAATATCGCCAACGGCACCGGCCGCCGCAGACACGATGCCAACCAGATCGCCGCACTCAAAAGTCGCGCTAGCGCAGGTCGCTTCGTACACGACATCGGTGCCAATCACGATACCGTTGATCGGAAAATCAGGATATCCGCCGGCGGTTGTCTGTCCCGCGATCCTGCCCTGCTGGGCAACGCCAACAAAAGCCGCGGCGATGGAAGCCTGGTCAACCACCGCGTTGCCGTTGCCCGTGTAAAGGCTCAGCGGTTGAGCATAGCTTCCGGTCCAATAAAGGAGATCACCAATGCTAATTTGCGTGCTGGCCGGCGCGGGCAACACGGTGGTGTTGACGCCCGGTGGTAAAACGAAACGATATCCGCCAAAAGTCGCGCCCATTTCAAAGACCTCCTATAGATGATTTAGCTTTGGAGCCAGCGGAACAATTTTTCACCGGTTGGGAGTTTGCTTTCCGACAGGTTCGACGGAACAAATCCCGCCGAACGAGGACGAGAAGCTTTCTGTGCCAGAGCGATCCGACGAATTTGGCGAACCGCCGCGTCCCTTGGCAACAGCGACAAATCCTTGATTGCCGATTCGCTGAGTTCGACGCTGCAAGCCTTTGCGGCGCGACGGATGAAAGAGCGCTTCGACTCCATCGGCTTTTTCTTTTTTTCTTCCTCTTCCTTCGCTTTCGTCATATACATGCCATCTGTTTCTTCAGCCTCTTCGGCCTCTTCAGCCGTCTTCTTTTCTTTTTCGTCCATGGCTTCGGATTCGTTCCCAAGCATACGCTCGGTGGCTTCCTCTTCCATTTTCTTTTCTTTTTCAACTTCTTCGGAAGGGTCTTCGGCTTCGCTCTCGTCCTCGTAATCCATTTCGGTATCGCCGTACAAGTCGTGAACAAGCTTTACAAGTTCCTGAACTTTGCTGGCCGTGTCACCTTCGCCATTCAGGATTTCAGCCGCTTTTGCGCCGAATTCGGCGTTGTCAGCTTCCATCGTTTTCTTGATTTCCGCCTCTTCCTCGCGCATCTTATATTCCATTTTCC